TCAGCGTGTCGCATCCACCTTCAACGCGCGTTTGTGGCGCACATAGTCGGCGGTCTGGGACTGGGTGGAATGAGCGCCCATGCGCTGCGCCTCCATGATCCCGCGCCCTCGGTCCACATCGGTCAAGGCCTTGCCGCGCAGGTCATGGAAATGGCAGTCCTTCACGCCAGCCCGCTTCACTGCCCGCTTCCAGGCGGTTGATGCGCCCGAGTAGGTGTAAGGCTGGCCCTGCAACGTGCAGAACACGAAATCGGGGCTCTGGTTGGGCAGTGCCCGCAGGCGGTCCACAACATCGTGCAGGCGCCGTGTCCATGCGATCAGGACCTGGGCGCCGGTCGAGCCCTCGGTTTTGGCTGGCTGGAACGTGATGCCCTGCTTACCCACATCGCTCCACCGCAGGGTCAGCAGGTCGCCAATGCGCTGCCCGGTCAGGTACGCCATGTCGATCAGCGCACAGATCGTGTGGCCGGAGCGCGTGCGCTTGCCATCATCCCCGTACATCACGGCCACCTTGATGCGGCGCACCTCGGAATCCGTGATGTACCGCGTGCGTGCCTTCACGGACATGGTCTTGAGGCTGTCCACTGGGTTAGTGCCGGGCGGCCGGTAGCCTTTCTCTTCGGCGAACCGCATCAGCTCTCGCAGCATGGAGCGGTAGGCGTTGTAGGTGCGCGGCTTGTCGCTGAAGTGTTTCAGGAACTCCACGATGGCTGGCGCGGTGACGTCCTGCGCGCGAAACTCCTGGAACGATTCGGAGATAGTGCGCGTTTGGTAGGCGTCGTTGGCCTGCGTTTTCACGCTGTGCCGGCTACCGACCTCCGCGAGCCAGTCCGCGATCAGCGCGGGCATGCTGTCCCGGGCCATGTCTGCCTGCTCCATATCGGCCAGGGCGCGGTATAGAGCAGGCAGGCCGTCACGGGTGGTGGATAGGCGCGTCCAGATCCGCCTTTTCCCTTCGGCGCGGACATGCCAATAGGCGCCCCCCTTTTCGTAGACACGCTTCGGTAGGTCGCTGCGGCGCTTGCTCATGCTGGCCTCCGCATCTGCGGCGGCCGCACGCGCGGCGCGGTGGACGGAGCTGGCCCAGCGCAGACGGCCAGATAGTGGTCGCGCTCCAGCAGCACTTTGCCCGTGCGCTCGCTGAGCCGTGCACGGAAGAATCCGCGCTTGTGCAGCGCCTTGAGTTGCATGGAGGGAAATTGGTAGTGGGTGAGCTCCCTGATTTCGTCTTCAGAGAGGGTCAGGCTGATGCTCATGGTGGGCACCTTTCAAAATAAAGGCCATCGGGCGCTGGCACTGGGGTTGGGTCGGGCTCATGGGGTGGATATGAAAAAGCCCGCGAATGCGGGCGATGTCAGGACAAATGGCTTACCCTCTCTGCCGAAAAGGAGAGGGCCATGGCGTATTGGTGGGTCAATCACAAACAGACTTTCAAGTCCGAGATCGAAGGCGGGTACATCTGGAGCCCTCAGCGCAAGGCCAATGGCGGGTACAACCAGACCTATGAAAATCTGCGCCTGGTGAAGAAGGGCGACACGGTGATCTCGTATGCAGACGGCCAGGTCAAAGCGATTGGCGTAGCTACGTCCGGATACCGAGACGAGGGCAAGCCCGACGATTTCGGCAAGGCTGGCGATGCGTGGCACGCTGATGGTTGGCTGGTGCCCGTCGCATGGGAACGGCTCGAAAGCCCAGTTCGGCCCAAGCACCACATGGGCGTGTTGGCCAGCGATCTGCCAGAGAAGTACTCGCCCATCCGTGCTAACGGAGACGGCAACCAGGGCGTGTACCTTGCCTCGGTGTCTCAGGCACTGGGCGAGAAGATCTTGGACCTGGCTGGCAAGGCCAATGACGCAGCGCTGGAGTTATACGATGAGCAGCTGGTGGAACTGGAAGAAGACCAGGTTCAGCAGGAGCTCAGCGCATCCCCCACGCTTTCATCCACAGAGATCGAGCAGTTGGTGAAAGCGCGCCGTGGCCAGGGCATCTATCGCACCAACCTCATGCAGATTGAAAAGCGCTGCCGCCTCACTGGAGTTTCAGACTCCCGGCTTCTGGTGGCCAGCCACATCAAGCCTTGGAAGGATTCCACGAACGAAGAGCGGCTGGATGGACACAATGGGCTGCTGCTGTCACCTCACGTTGACCGCCTGTTTGATCGACACCTGATCAGCTTTACGGATGAGGGGCAGATCATCACTGCCGGGGCATGGGTGGTGAAGGCAATGATCGCCTGGGGGCTGGATCTACAAATGAATGTCGGCCCCTTCCTTGCCCAGCAGAAGGCATATTTAGCGCTCCATCGGGCCAGGATAGCGAAGCTTCCCCACTGAACAGCTACTCGCACAGGCCGTAGACTGATGAGCATGCGGTTGGTTCGTCCAGGCCGACCAGCAGGTCGTACTGCCGGCCGCCGCGCGTTGTCTTGGCCCACTCGATGCGTGACCAGATGTGCAGATCTGCGAAGACCTGGCGCCGGTCCTGCCCGAGGTGGGTGTCAGTCATGAAGGTTGATCCACCTCGCTTCGAGCACGCGCTGACGATTCGCTCCCATTCGGCGATGCGTTCGATGTGCTCGGGCCAACGTACGGCGATCTGGCGCAGCTCGTCTTTGCCGCAGTTGATGCAGGGCATGCAGCCGACGCGGCCCATGCCCTGCAGATAGAGGGGATTCGGCTGCACGCGCCGCGAGGCGGCCAGGTCGAATACCTGGGCGGCTGTCCAGTCCACGATGGGCCGGAGGATGCGCAGCCGCGGCGCCACGCGCTCGGCCTTCTTGGCATTGCGGCGGCGCTGGGATTCGTCGCGGCGCACGCCCTGCCAGCTGATGACGCAATAGCCGGCGTCCATTAGATCCATCTGGAAGCCTACGGCCATGTTGCGCTTCAATTCCTCGGTACAGAACTGGGCCATGCGAGACGGGAAACGGCCCTTCCACATGCACAGATCTAGGAACGGGTTGCCGCTCGGGTGCATCACGGCCAGGGCGCGACGCTTGGCCTTGTTCGACCAGCGCAGGCGGCGGCCGGCCTTGTCGCGCCCCGTGCGCACGTCACGGGCGATAAACATGCGCTTGGCCAGCAGCTGGCGGCTGAAGTCCGCGCGCAGCCGGTGGATGGTCACGCCCAGGGCCTGCTCCAGATAGGCCAAGTAGTCATAGACGGCCTGGTGCTCGTTGCCCGTGTCGCAGAAGATCGGAACCACGCTGCCGGGCGGACAGCGTTCCAGGGCGAGCAGCAGCACGGCTGTGCTGTCCTTGCCGCCGCTCACAGAAATGACGTGCTTTGTCGCCATGGATTGAGGCCTCAAAACGGAAAAAAGCCCGAAAGGCGACTGCCAAACGGGCTTTGAGAGGTTAGTATTCGCCGCTCATGAAAGGAGAGGGCGATGGAAGTGGATCAGTTGATTAAAGGTATTGGCGCTGCGGTGGCTCTAGCCGAGTCTCAGAACGGCTGCATTTTTCCGTGCTTGACAAAATCAGAATGGGCCAGCTGGGTCCAGGCATTTGGTTCTATTGCGGCAATTTTTGGTGCTGCTTGGGCTTCAATGCGCCCTATTAAGTATGAGCATAAACGAAAGGAAAAAGCTCAGCGTGCAGAGGCGGCGATTATTGGTGTTTCCCTTCTGTCTAATTTGAAGTCTGCTGTCGATGCATTAGTAAAATTCAGGGGAAAATATGATGATATCCCCGTGGGAACAAATGGTCAATTTGTTACAGAGCTAAGCAATATTCTGAAAATTGGTGGAATACCGGATCAAGAGTTTTGTCTCAGGATGGTACATGTAGATGATGATTTCGCTAAGTCAATGGCCATCGCACTAGAGTCATTGCGCCAATTGAAACCACATCTGGAAAGGTGTAAAGATCAGAAATTTAATTTCGTCAAGGGGGTTTTTAACCCATTGCTGGTATATACAGATTATTATATAAATAATCTTTGTGATGCATGCTCATCGTTAACTAATTTTGTTGAGGGTGAAGGGGTCTCAGTGACGCAGAAAAGCTAATTAATGGTATTTTATTGGTTTGCATGGCTTCTGTGATGATGGTTATAGCCAGATCTGTATTTTTGCAGGCTTGCTATTAGCTCCCTGACTCTTGCCTGCGATCAATATCACGAGAATGTGTTGAAAGAAAAAACCCTGGCGCGCACACCCAGGTGCTTGAGGCGCCGCCTAGACTTGGCGCGCACCTCCTTGCTTGGTGTATCGGCAGCCGGTTGCCTAACTTTTGGCCGTTTCGATCAGGAATTGCTCGCGGTCCTTACCGTTGATCCAATTCGGCGGCTTTCCCCGGCCTGTCCAGGTCACGCCGGTGGCGGGGTCGCGGTACTTCGGCGCTCCCACGCTGGTGGCCTTCTTGCCCGGGGCCGGAAAGACATCGACAGCGGTTAGGCCGTGCTCTGCGATCAGCGCGCGGGCCTCGGTCACGGCCTTCGCTTTGACCTCTGTCTGAGCAGATGCGATCTGGGCATCGATTTCAGCCTTGCGGGCCAGCAGTTCTTTGTATGCGGTCATGGTTGGTTTCTGGTGTGGCGCAGCGCGAGCATCCTAGGTTGGCGGGGAATTGTGTGAAGATGAGGAAGACTGCTCGCGACAGTGTCGGGCGGCTTCGGGGGATGGTTGCGGAGGTAGCTGGCGGGCGTTTCGTTCCAGGTGTCGTCGTCGAGCTGGCGGCCTGAGGCGCGGCATGATCACATGGCAGGGATGGTGCGGCGAGCGCGAACCAAAGATCACCGCTTGGCCGCCTGCGAACCGCGCATTGCGGAGCTCGGCGTAGCAATGGTTGCAGCCTGGGTCGATCTTCTGGCCGCCTTTCAATGGGTTAACGGGTGATCAGTTCATTCGATCTTGCTGTTCTCCGACATTGTGGGTTTCATGCAAAAAGCCCGATTGACGACTGCCAAACGGGCTTCTAGAGGTTAGGATTTGCTACTGAGTGTCTAATTTCATAATGAATATGAGAATATTATATTGACCATTTATTTTGTGGAATTAAATTGCTATACTCATTGAGTATGTTGCTTGAAATTGCTAAGAAATAACTTCGAAATTCGAGTTTGATGATAAATATGAGAAATCAAAATTATACAGAAGAAGAAAATAAAAATGTGTTTGCAAAAATCATCGAATTTCTGGCGAAAGATGGTCGAGTAATATCGTTATTTAGGGTCTTTATTGTTTTCTTGATTGCAATAATAATCGCTACAATATTGTACGAAAGACTCCCAATTTATGTGAAATATTCTCTTTGGGGGCAGGATTCTTTTTATGCAGGGCTTGTCACCAATATGCATAGCAGTGCTATCGACTTCCTTGTTTTTAGCATTGGTTTGTATTTTGTGATGACCAAGCATGAAAGATTGGGGCTTATTAGAAAATACAAAGAAAATATTGACGATACTAGATTCTGGTTTTCGGCAGAAGCATCATTTAAAAATTATGCAAATATACGTCGCTTGCAGGATCTTAAAATTTATTCAATCGATATATCAAAATGTGCTTTAATAAAAACAAAGCCCAAGAAATTGAATTTGTCAAACTCGCAGGCTATGGGCGCAGTTTTGAATGGTTCAAATTTTGAAGGATCAATATTCTCTAACACAAGCTTTCGTGGAGCTTTTGCAATTGGAGCAAATTTCAATAATGTGAGTATTGAAAATTGTCCCATGAGGTATTTTAAGTTTAATAAAGGAAAGATGAGAGCTGGCAATTTGGACGGCGTGGATTTTTTCAAGGCGGAATTGGATGACTCCGACTTTCATTCGACGCGGTTTAAAAATTGCAATTTCAAAGAAGCATCACTTAAGGGATGCAACATGGAACGTGCCGATCTTCGGCAGTCTATTGAATTAACTGTAGAACAGCTGCTAGCGTGCAAAAGCCTAAAATACGCAAGGCTTGACGCATCTTTGGAAGACGAAATAAGAGCTAGAAAACCAGAGCTCTTGGGAAGAGAGCGAAGGCGCCCCTGACTAAAAAACACTCCCAGAATGTGTTTTAGTCAGGAGGGATTCGAACCCACCCGATTAATTAATGTTGCTTTTAATTAATCGTCGCCAGATGACTGTTTGAAAATTATAACAAACGGGTTTGTGGTTGTCAACGGTAGATTTTTTATTTGATGTTGAGAGATTGAAACTCTCCGAGATAAGCACATCCGCTCTATACATATCGCAGTCTTTTGCTGTAGTCGCCTGCAGTCTGTTCCGACAACTTCCTCAATTAAGCCAGTGCAAAGGGTTTTCAATGGCCACACGGCAGGGCGTCACCTTCATCCAACTGGACGGGGGCTACAGCGCCGCAGCTCAGGCAGTGCGGCGCAGGCGCGGCTGCCGCCGCAGCAGGTCTGGCACATGGAGCCTTTGGGCTGATGTTGAGTCATCGCGTGGGCTCCTCGTCGCTGGTGCGGTGGACCAGGCCTTGCCAGTGCTGGCCCGGTGGCAGTGGCGTGGTTTGGCCAGACCCGTCTGCCGTGGGTTTGGGCAATGCAGCTTGCAGCGTTGGCGAGTCCAGGAAGCCGACGCGCGAAGCCTTGGTGATCCGCGCAAACTCGATCTCTGCGCGGGAGCTGGCCACCAGGGTCTGGCCGATGTCGGTGATGGCGCGGGCGATCTGGGGCGTGGTGGAGCCGTTGCGCAGATCCTTGATGGTCTGGAGCAGCAGCGCTTGAAGCTGGCCCATGCCGCTGGTTTCAGTCGGCGTGGGCTGGGTGTCGGTTGTGGTGGTGGTCATGCTCGGCTTTCTCAATTTCCTTGATCTCTTGGTCCAGCTGGCGTGTGAGTTCCCACACGGGCAGTAGGTCGATGGGGACGGCGGCCCCGTTGCTGCGGGACAGCTCTGCGCGTGGGATGCAGCGCAGGTTGTTGATGTCGAAATTTGAGGTGTCGCCGTCATGGAAGATGACGGCATGTCCCTCCGGAATAGGGCCGTGGTGCTGCTCCCACACGATGCGGTGCACCAGCGCCCATCGGTTTGGCTCGGCCACCTTGCGCTTGAGGTAGCGGGCTGCATGTGGCAGCGCGCGTGGCGGCGTGGTCCAGCGCTCGGTGCCCACGGGCACCCAGGTCGGAGGCCTGTTTCCGGCCTTGAAATGGCTTTTTCGCTGCTCCACGCTGTATCCGTGCTTCCCCTTGTTCCACGGCTTGAACCCTGCGGTGAACTGTCCCTGCCTCTGGCCCTGGCGCAGCATGGAAGCGCGGTAGGTCTGGGTCAGCACCGCAGGGGACTTGTGCAGGCCCAGGCGGCTGGCCCTTGTGGCGATGTCCTGCATGGGCATGCCTAGCAGCTCGCACAGGTCCTCGTTGAGCATGTCGGCATACAGCAACTGCAGCAAGTCATCGAGATCCGTCCAGCGGCCGGTGCGCAGGGTCTTGGCGCCGGGTACCTTTTTCACGCCCAGGTCATAGGCGCGCTGCTGCACATGCCTGGCCGAGCGCTGCAGGTGCGCGGCGACGGCGGCTGTGGGCTGGGTGGGGTAGTGCGCCCGCAGGTAGGCGTCATCCTCGGCACGCCATGGCGTGTTCTTGCTCATAGCGGGAGACCGACCTGCTGCCCCTTGATCTGCAGCACGCGGCGCGCGGCGTTGCCGACCTCGGCGGTGACCGAGTAGCCGTAGCCATCAGGGTTGATCAGCTCGCGGATCAGGTCGAAGGCCTCGGCCGCATCAGGCGCCAGGTGGCTAGCGTCGTAGGTGGTGGTTTCGAGGTTGGGCAGGTGCTGGGCCATGCGCAGCAGCTCCAGGGCGGCCGCGTCCTCGGTGTGCAGGCCGCGCCCCGGCACCGGGCGCGGCAGGTTGGTGGTCAGGGCAACGCGGCCCTCGTCGTCGGCGGAAATGGCAATGATGATTTGGCGGGCCATGGTGGTCTCCTGTGAAGTGGCGGGGTCAGGACGGGGTGCCGTCAAGGTGCAGAAGGCGGTGGATCTGGTCGCGCGAGCGGTCGAACTGGACAGCCCACGCGGCGCGTTGGGTGATGAGCGGGCGACGTGCCTGCCGAGCGGCAAGGGAGTGGGCGTCGGCCAGCGCGAAGGCGTGGCGCAGCGCGTAGTGCCAATCGCTGGCCCAGTGGTGGCCGCGGTCAGCGGTGGCAGATGACGACATAGGGCCGGTCTCCGAATTGCTCCAGCGCCCAGGCGCATGCGTCTTGCGTGCAGGCGCCGACGAATTGCTGCTGCGTGCAGCCGCATTTGATGGTGAAGGTGCGCATGTGACTCCAGTAATCAGAGGGATGGCAGTTCCAGCGGGATCTGCTGGAGCTTGGTTGCTGCGGGCGCATCTGCGGCGCTGGCTTTGCGGCTGCGGCGCTTGGGTGCAGTGGCCGCCGCCGCAGCGCTCGCCAGCTGCTCGCGCGCCCTGGCGAAGGTCTGGGCCACGTTGGTGTGTTCGCTGCGGCGGTAGACAAAGGCCTGATCGGTGATCGGCGTGGAGGGGCGGGTGATGCGGGCAAGCTGCATGCGGCTGTCCTGAATGAGTACGGCCCACTCAGTGGCGGGCCGTTGGTTGGTCAAAGAAGGTGGTGCCGCACCAGGCGTAGAGCAGCATTCCGCTGTGCCTGGCCTCGTCCAGCGCCGCATATCCCGCGTCGCTCAGCAGCGCGCATGCGCTCCAGATCAGGGGGGCGCCGGCGCCTTCGCGCTCCATCACGGTGCCTTCGGCCAGGTCGCGGAAGTAGGTGGCCAGCCAGAACGGGCCAGGTGGCGTCGGCGACGGTGTCTCGGGGTACGGCGGGCTCATTGGTGCTGCGTGGCCGCGTCGAAAAACGTGGTGCCGGGCCAGGCGTAGAGCAGCATGCCGTCATCCCGGGTTCGTGCTGCAGACGCACTCGTTTCATCTGTCTGCTTGGTGCGCGCTCCATAGAGAGCAAGTTGGGTAACGTTGTCCGTGCCGGGGCCACGCTTTGCGTGGCTGCGTTTGCAGAGCTGATCCAAGGCTGCGGTTTCCGCCAGATCCCGGAAATAGGCGGCGAGCCAGAAAGCTGGGTGATGTGAGCCAGGCAATTCCGGGTAGGGCATGCTCAGATGCTCAGCCCTTGGCTTGCGTGGAGGGCGGCGCGGTGGGATGGCATTTGCCATGGCAGATCTCCAGTGGTGGACGAAGAAAAGGGCCGGTGCCGCGTGGCGGCTGCGTGGGCGAGATGGCTGGTGGTTGCGAAGCGAGAAACCCAGGCCCGGCGAAAAAGAAGGCCGCATGTGCATTCAAATGCGAAGTGCTTGAGAGGAGGTGGATGCGCGGCATCAAACCGAAGCGCCCTGCAACCCAAGACGCTTGGGTTTGCCCTGCGTTTCGCAGGGCGGGCGCGCTGCTGGCGGTCAGCCCGACAGCCGGCAGTGCTTCAGCCATTACCCGCCATGGCTGCGGTGTGTGGGCGCCTCGATGAACGAGGTCATCCCCTGGCGGTCGTCGTCACGCGCTCAGTGAAATCGGCCACGCTGGGCCGCAAGGGGGTTTTCAGGTCTTCGCGCCGCAGCTCCAGTGATTGGAGTGGGCGCCTGCCGGCCTGGGCGAAAGCAGGGCTCCGAAGGCAGCCCCATGCTTCACAGCGTGGGGAGCTGGTCTTGTTTATTTCGCAGGGCGAGAGTGGATAGGGTGCGAGAGCGAATTTGCGAAGATGGTGTTCCGCAAAAACCTATCGGGGAGCCTGAATGGTCAAAACTCATAGCAGTGAAGCTTATCCAGGGCAGCGAAGGCAAGAAAAGCGAAAGCTCTTCCATCCGTTTCGATATCCATGTGTGGAGGATGCAGTGAAGCGCAAGTTTTACGCTCTCTTCGAGCATCGATGCTTTCGCTGCGGTCGGCAGGAGCGTCCGAAGGTGCTGGCGGGAGAGCCGCCAATCCTGTGCATGGATCACCATGTGCCGATGGCGCTTGGTGGCCGCCTTGCGCCGGGGAATATGGTGGCGCTTTGTAGACGGTGCAACGAGGAAAAGCTGGATCGCCATCCCTCGGCCTTTTACTCGGAAGAGCAATTGGCCCTGCTGCAGCCCATCCTTGATCGACAAGCCGCACTCTTTGACTTCCAGTTTGATGGGGAAGCCTTTGAGAATCGTCCGCTCGACTACTTGGTCAGCTTGGGCGTGCCTGCTGAGTTAGCTGAGCAGCTCTTGAACGATCCCGACCATCCAGACTACATCATCGTTCCTGGTCGGGGTGGGGGAGCAATGACTTTTTCGATAGGCGTCACTCTTGGCAGTGCTGACTGACAGACCAGCTCTGAGGGCAGAGGCCTTCCCTTTTCTATCCACTCTCTTGTTAAGGACCGGGGCTGGCCCGGTCGATGCCGTGGTGCCCAACTTCCCCTCCGTGCTGCGGAAGCGGTGGAGGACGTCGGGATTGATTGAATCATGATTCACTTCTTTGGTCAATCATGCTTCAGTATTTTTTTGAACTAATGTTCACTTTTGCCACTTTGTGGCAAGGTTCCGAGGGTGGTGCCTTGAGCGCAAAGAAGCCCGCGCTTGGCGGGCTCGGGCTGAGGAGCGAGGGACGGCGGAGGCCTGTGCCGACGGCGCGTAGTGGTGCCTTGTCAGAGTCTCGTTGGACTGACGCTAACTATCACCTAGATGCTCTACATGCTCCATCGGAGCACGATATTTTCAAAATTGTGCCATCTTGGCATTCAAGTACATACAAGGCGAAATTCTTCTTGATCTGTTCTGGAGATATGCCTGATTTTGGATGGCACTGCTCGCTTCTTGCAACATTGGTGACCGCAGTCCTCAGTGCTGATCCGGAAAACTCCATGTATGTCGAACTGGCACTTTGTGGAGCTAGGTCGTTCTCAGCTTTAGTGACAGAAGACCGATTATCTAAGTAATCAAATGCTGAGTCTTCGTAGTTTTTTGCAAGTGCTAGTATTTTTTCGCGTGCTGCGTCAGCGTCTATTCCGGTTTCTATGCCCCAGACATCTGCTTTTACCGTTGCTAGATTATATCTGTCAACAATCCATTGTGAATCTGTTAATCTAATCGGAAGCGCGCCTCTATAAGTTGTTGAATTCCCATTCTTTGTGAAAAATTCAATCGATCTTAACCACAATATCCCAGCATCCTTGTAGGCTCTTAGAGAATTATCTAGGGCAAGAAAAGATTCTGGATTCTTTATCAGAACGTTTTGTTTGAAGTTTTCAATTGATTTTGACAGCTCAATAATGGAAGATTGGTAACCATTGTAGGAAATGCCCGCGCTTAGTCCCGCTCTCATATCAACGAATGATTTTTTCAGTGATGACGCCAGATTCTCCGAGCTGGATTGTCCCTTCGCCATCGCAGATTTTAGACATTCTAGTCTCTTGGCTGCATCAGGAAACGCGTTGCATGCCTCAATTAAAATTTCAGAAGGCTGAGATAGTGCAATCAATGGATATGAAATCAGTGCAGCAATAAAATAGCAGGTTCGCATTAGAGTGCCTTGTTGGAAATTTGCGCTAGATGCGTTCACTCTGTTTGTGAACGATTTCACCAATTAACTTGACATCCTCATGGCATACCTTTCGGGGATATCTCCTTTGGTCTGGATTGTCCGATGAAAGCCACCATTGGCCATCATCACGAATAAGGCGCTTGACGACCATTTCTCCTTCATAATTCACTGCAAAAACTACGCCATCTTTTGGCTGAGTCTGAGCGGTGTTTACGATTACGGTATCCCCGTGATACAGACCCGGCTCCATACTTCCATTAACAATCGTGGTTGCTAATAAATCACTGGGCCTGTATCCACGCTGTTCGTACCAGTCCTTCCGGAAAGCCAATGGATTTCCCGATTCATCTGAGAGATCGACGCCGAAGCCGGTTACGCCAGCTGAAAGTTTGAACCGTACGCGCCGAATTGCTGGGTAATCGGGGTTGTTCTCTAAATCGATCTCGGCCGGTTCTGACCTGGAAAGCTCCATAGAACCTAACCCTGTAGCGAGCCAGTCTGGGCTGACGCGCAGGAAGGCCGCAGCCTTGGCATTGTTCTCCGCGCTGAAGGACTTCGAGAGACCATCAAGTACGCGTTTTACGGCTTGGTAGGTAACACCCATGCCGCGAGCCAGTTCAGTCACGGTCACGCCGCGCGCATCTATCGCCTGCCTAAGGCGTGCAGAAAATTCAACCATGGTTCAAATGTGCGTCGGCGCGAGTGAATTGTGATTGCTTTGTGTGCTGAATCATGATTCAATGATTGCTATGAACAAGACCGAAGCAATCCAACAGCTGGGCGGCTCCGTCGCAGCAGCCGCCAAGGCTGTCGGGGTAACGTACCAAGCAGTGAACCAGTGGCCGGAGCGTTTGTCTCGCCGCGTAGTTGATCGTGTCGAGGCCGCACTTTGGCGAGCTCAACGCGCCGCCGATCCGCTTGGTGGGTGTCAAGCCATGGAGCCAACTGAAGGGAAGGCGCAGCCCGCAACTCAGGTTGAGGAGGTCGCCCATGGCTGAAATCCGCTCCCATCTCGATCACTACGCACCGGCCTCGTTGCGGGGCGTGACAGCTGTCAAAGACGGCTGGATCTGTATGTCGTTCAGCCAGGCAGGGCAGTTGGTTCGGCTGCGCCTGCCCGTGGATGAAGTCCGGCATTTGGTCGGCTTCGTCGGCCCGCTGGGGTCCCAGATGTCCAGCCCGTGTGAGAGCTGCTTACTGCGCCTGCTAAACAAGGGTAGGGCGATCGAGGAACTGCGCTCGGGTGGCGACTTGTGCCAGATGGTCTGCGGCGGGAATGCTATTCCGGTGACTCTTCTAGGCGAATAGTCAGCATGGCCTTCACATCTTTCCCGTTGTTCCAGATGCGTTCGGCAACACGGAAGGACTTCCCAGATTTTTCGTCCCGAATGGTGTCGCCCACCAGGATGGGCCCGGTATTCAAGTTGTTCCAGAGAAAGAATTCGATGTCTTGTGCAGAGGCAGGTGCCTGCAGTAGGAACTTCTCGGGCTTGTTGTCTTGTTCGCTCATGTCCGCCCTCCTTGGCGTCGTAGGTTGTGTGAGAGCTTCCATCGTACTCAAGGCAGGGGCGGGCACCTCTGTGCGCTCTCATGCCACAAGCCTCGCAGCCATACTGCGCAGCTGCGAAATCACCTCCGGCGTTGCGCTATCTGTCTCCTGCATGCGCTGGCAGCACAGTTCGCTCCACCGTGCCAGCGCGGCCGCGCTGAATCCGGCTCTGCCTTCGCCCTCCAAGACTTCGAGAATCTGGCCCAGGAACAGCTCCAAGGCCTGCGCCCATTCAATGCTGCCATGGGCTGCCACGTGGCTCGTGTTGGCGTCTGTTTCCATTTCGTCTTTTTCCGAGGTGGGGTGCTGATGGCCTTTACTTTCTCAGTTGGGGTCGAACCTGGCTATGTCGAATCTGGGGGTCAATTCGACATTGCGCGCGGCATGGATGTTGTCAATGCCGCGTACCTCACAGCTCAAGCGCATCCAGGCGGCGTTGCGACGTTGGCGCGTGATATGGGCGTCAAGTCCGGCACCCTGCAGCACAAGCTCAATCCCAACAATGAAACCCATCAGCTAACGCTGCTCGAGGCCGTCAGGCTGCAGGCTGTCACGGGCAATTTCTCGATCCTCCACGCGATGGCCCATCAACTGGGGTGCGAGGTTCGCCGCACGGTTCCTGACCAGTCGGGCGGTGATCCGGTGGAGGCCTTTATGCGCTTTCAGACTGAAGTGGCCGAGGTCACGCGTGCGGCTGCCGATGCCCACCTTCTCCCCTCGCGCAATGCCGTGCGGCGCCTTGACCGGCAGGTGCAAGAACTGATTGTTGTGGCCCAGCATCTGGCGGGTGCTGCAGCGCGACGTTTGCCTGCATCTGGAGGGCCTTGCCATGCGGGTTGATATCAAGCCTGCAGGTGGTGATCGATACAAGCGTGCCTTGCAGGGACTCAACAGCGGGCAGATTGCTCAGGCTACAGCGGAGTCCATCAACATGGCGCTGGGTCGTGTGAAAAATGCGATGCGCGCTGAAATGCAGAGCGTCTTTGATCGGCCCACAAACTACATCCTGCAGTCGATCCAGGTTGAGAAGGCCACGCCGACGAATCTCAATGCCGTTGTCGTTCCAACGTACATGGGCAGAAAAGGGGTTGACCCGCAGCAGATCCTGGCCGCGCAGGAGGTCGGCGGTCGGCGGCGTGACAAGCGCAGCGAGAAGGCCTTGCGCACGGCCGGCATCCTGCCCATCGGCTACCAGACCGCGATCCCCGCCACGCCGTATCCAGGCAGCGATGACGGACGCGGGAATCTCAAGGGCTCAACCCTGGTGCAACTGATTGCCTATTTCCAGGCATTTGGTACGCACGGCTATCGATTCAACATGACCGAGCGGCGCATGCAGGCATTGCACCAGCGTGGTGGCAAGGGTGCGCGCTTCATGGGGCCGGTGAAGGGCATCCGCTACATCGTGGCCTATGGCCGTCTGCGCGACGGTGCGCGGGCCACCGCGCGTGGCGAGTACGACAAGCGGGCATCCAATCTGCCGCCTGGCATCTGGGCGGTGACCGGCACCGGCGGCGCAGACGTTCGGCCGGTGCTGATGTTCGTGCGCGGCGGCAACTACAAGCCCCGCATCAGCCTGGACGGGGTGCGCAAGCGCTCGGGCATCGATGAGCTGGTTCCCCGCTGGGTCCGTGGCCGCGTCTATGACGCATTCAGGAAAGCCAGTCAGGGCTGACGGCCCGGCTGATATCAGGAGAGATAGACATGCAACACACCACCCATCAGGTGACCTCGCATGACACCAAGGCGGATTCGTTCTCTGCCATTGGCAATGCCACGCGGGTGCGCCTCAACGAACGGCTGTACAGCAGCCTGGCCGAGGCCCACCGCCGGGGGCAGCCCGCCCTGAGCCGGCGCGAGCTGCGGGACTTCCACAACGAGTGCACCGGCGAATGGCTGGAGATCTCCAGCGTGGCCAGCACGGTCAATGCGCTGGTGGCGGCCAAGCGCGTGGAAGAGGTGGCGGCGCGGGCCTGCTCCCTGCCGCCGCATCGCCTGGTCAAGCCTGTGCGCTGCCGCCTGCAGCAGGCGATGTTGACGGACTGAATTGATATCGAAGGTTGAGCAGGCATGAATCACTACCCCCACCACATCGGCGACTTCAACACCGCGACACGGCACTTGTCACGGCTGGAGCGTGCCATCTACCGTGACATGCGTGACATGTACTGTGACACCGAGGCAGCGTTGGACGGCTCCAGCTTCGATCTGTTGGCGCGGCGCCTGCTGTGCCGGTCGCCGGAAGAGATCGATGCCCTGCAGTTTGTGTTGGCCGAGTTTTTCACGCTGCTGCCCGATGGCCGATATCAGAACGACGAATGCGAGCAGATCGTGGCCCAGTTCCGCCAGCAGCAGGAGGGGCGCGAAGAGGTCAAGAGCAACGAACATCTGCGGCAAAGGCGCAGCAGGGCTAGGCGTAGTGCTATCTTTTCTGCTCTTCGTACTCTGGGTGTTGTGCCCGCTGCCAAGACCAAGGCGGCAGAGCTGATGGCCCTGTGCCGTCAGCATGGGATCGTCGTGACTGATACCAGTGTCACGCTCAATGGCACGGACTGGCTTGGTGGTGATACGGGCGATGTCACGCCGCGTCACGGTGATGACACGGGTGGTGTCACGCCTCGTCACGGCGATGACACGGGTAACCAGAACCAGAACCAAAACCAATACATACCCCCCAACCCCCCTGCAGGGGGGGCGAACGGTGGATTGGCTATCGCCACAGCGCTTGCAGGCAGCTTCCCGGAGCATCGGCGCACCCGGTTGGTGGACGTGGCCGACGCCGTGGCCGATGCCATCGCCCGTGGCGACGTGACGGCCGAGGAACTGCTGGCTGCCGCTGAGCAGCAGCGTGGACTGCTGGCGGCGAAGGATGGCAAGGCCTGCCCCAGCCTGCTGCGCTGGGTGCGTGAGCAGCGTTGGAAGGACGTGGTGATGCTGGCATCTGCGGCAGGCGAGGGGCAGCAGCCTGACAACTGGGCAGACACGCGCAGCGGCGTCGAGGGCATGGCGGCCAGCCTGGGCATGCCGGGCTACGACGACTGGTGCGATGCGCGAGCGGGGCAAGGCCTGCGGCGGGCGTTCGCGGACTACGAGGCGGCAGTGCATGCGCTGCTGGGCGAGCGTCAGGGGGTGTCGGCATGACGGTGCGCACCCTCATCGGCGCGGCGGCGCCCCTCTCGATGTGCTTAAAAAATAGGCAGAATCGCGGGTCCTTTTTGGCCCCCTTGGAAGCGGGTAATTCGAGCCGCGCTCTCGGACTGTTGCGCAACCTTCCTAAGGGGGTTAAGTGAAGGTCCTGCCTTACTTTGATGCTCCTATTTCGCAAGCAGAATTTGCGGCTTTGATCGGTGTCAGCGAGGCCCGCGTGAGCCAGCTGGTGAGCGAAGGCGCGATCGTCCGGGGCGATTCGGGCCACGAATGGCTGCTCGCCTACTGCGAGCGCCTGCGCGACCAGGCGGCGGGGCGTGCCTCGGCCGGTTTGGGTGGCCTGGACCTGGTCCAGGAACGTGCGGCGCTGGCGCGTTCGCAACGTGTGGCCCAGGACCTGAAAAACGCTGTCTCCAGTGGCGAATTCGCGCCCATCGGTGCTCTGGCGGACGTGTTGGGTCTGGCCAGCTCGGCCGTTGTGGACCGCATGGACCAGATCGAAGGCCAGTTGCGCAAGGCCTGCCCCGATTTGCCCGAGGATGCCCGTGTCACAGTGCTGCGCGTGCTGGCAGATGCGCGAAACGAGTGGATTCGTGTCACATCCAAGCTGATCGGCGAGCGCGTGGCGGCCATGGCCGAGGCGCCCGACGAGGATGAGCTGGACGAGGAGGCTGCATCTTGAGCGTACCCCTGTCGAGAGAGGCGATTTCCGCCATCCAGGCCGCCGCGCAGCTGGGCCTGTCCAGCCTGCGGGCCGACGCGCCGCAAACACTGTCCGAATGGGCAGCCGACCACTTCCTGCTGGCCGGCGAGTCCAGCCACCAGAAGGGCGGTTGGGTGGCATGGCCGTTTCAGATCGGTATCTTGGACTTCATGTCCGATGACCGCATCGAGGAACTGGCCGTCAAGAAGTCCAAGCGCGTCGGCTACTCGAAGATGATCACGGCCTTCGTCTGCTACAACATCGCGCACCGCCGCCGCAAGCAGGCGCTGTGGCAGCCCACGGACGACGACCGTGACAGCTTCGTCAAGACCGAGATCGAGCCGCTGCTGGACAGCAAGGACGGCGTGCCTTCGGTGATCGCGGCCCGCAAGCAGGGCAGCCGGGTCGAGGAGACCATCAAGTACAAGCCTTTCCGCGACAGCGTGCTGCACCTGCTGGGCGGCAAGGCGGCGCGGGCCTACCGCCGGATCACGGTGGCCGTGGCCATCCTGGACGAATGGACGGCGTTCGATCAGACCATCGGGGGCAGCAAGGACAAGTCCGCAGGCTCGCCCGGCACCTTGGCCAAGGGCCGGTTGGAGGGCGCGCCATATCCCAAGTTCATCGGCGGCAGCACGCCCGGCATCAAGGGCCTGTGCCACGTCAGCCGCGCCTGCGAGGATTCCGAGGACGAGGTCGATTACCTGATCGAGTGCCCGCGCTGCGAAGCAGAGCACCCGCTCACCTGGGGCGGCAAGGAAGCCATGCACGGCTTCAAATGGGAGGCCGGTAAGCCCCAGACCGTGCGCCACATGTGCCCACACTGCCGGGAGTCCATCAGCCAGGCTGAATACCTGCCCGGCGGCTGGCCGCTGACGGGCGCCTGGGTGTGCCGGCGTTCTGGCCGCCGCTTCGGCGCCGACCGCATCTGGCGCACTGCCGATGGCACGCCCTGCAGGCCCCCGCGCACGCTGGGCGTGCACATCTGGGCTGCCTACAGCCCGCAGCGCACCTGGGCGTCCATCGTGGACGAGTTCGAGAAGGCCCACCGCGCTCTGCAGGAGGGCGATGCAGGACCCATGACCTCGTTCACCAACGAGACGCTGGGCCAGGCCTGGGAACTGAAAGGGGAGGGCACCGACGACCATGTGCTGCAGGCCCGCGCCGAGCCCTACGCCCTGGGCACGGTGCCCGTGGGTGGCCTGGTGCTGGCGGCTGGCGTGGACGTGCAGCGCACCTGGTGGCAGATCAACGTCTGGGCATGGGGCCGTGGCATGGAAAGCTGGATCGTGGACCGCCACATCATCGAGGGGAATCCTTCCAGCGAAGGCGACTGGGCGCCCGTGACCGCTTACCTGCAGCGCCGCTACCGCCAGGCCTGGCACGGTGGCAGCCTGGGACTGAGCGCCATCAGCATCGACTCGTCGGACCAGACGCAGGCGGTCTACAACTACGTCCGCACGCACCAGCACATGCTGCCCAACCTGCGCGCCATCAAGGGCGACAACAACGACAACCGGCCCATCGTGGGTCCGGCCAGCATGCAGGACCTGGACTGGCGCGGCCAGAAGATCAAGCAGGGCATCAAGCTCTGGCTGGTTGGCGTGGACAACGCCAAGGATCTGCTGCTGGGCCAGCTGGCGATCACGGACGCCGGCCCGGGGTGCGTGCATTTCAGCGAGGACCTGCCGCGCGAGTTCTTCGAGCAGCTGACCGCAGAGCAGCGCATCCTGGCCAAGGTCCAGGGCCGCGAGGCCTACCGCTGGGTCAAGCGCCGCCAGCGCAATGAGGACCTGGACTGCCGAAACTATGCCATCCACGCAGCCATGGCCCAGGGCCTGCACAAGTACACCGATGCGCGCTGGTCGCAGGTCGAGCAGATGGTGCAGCCAGCCCGCGACCTCTTCAGCCCACTCGAAGCGCCTGCCAGCGTGGCGCCACCGGCTCCCACGGCTGCGCTCACTTCGGACGCGCCACCCGTTTCCGCCTCCACCGCGCCCCGTGCGCCGGCCCCCGCGCCGCGCCGTGCGGCACCCGTTCGCCGCAACGGCGGTTTCTCCCGTTCCTGGTAGCCCCATGACCCCAAAGATCAACGCCCCAGCACCCCACATGGCCCCCGATGCGGCCAAGAGTTCCGCCATGCCAGAGGCCGATTTCGCGCCCGATCTGGTGGATCGCATGTTTGACTATCTTGTGGAGCTGCTGCCCGAGCTGCGCGGCAGCCCTGCCGCGATGGAGCGTGTCCAGCTTCAGCTGCGCCGGGAGTTCGCCGGCCAGGATGCCTACATCCCTGCCAGGTCCTCGGTGGACAAGGCCGAGGAGCGTCGGCAGGTGCTGCGGCTGTGGAATGGGCGCAATGCCACGGCCGTGGCGCGCACGCTGGGCATCAGCCGTGCCACCGTGTACCGGCACCTGAAGCAGCCCGGCTGAAACCGTCTCAGGTTTCCGGGAAATGAGACAGTTGCCCCGGTAGCGTGCGGCATATGAGCACGCTCCAAGACCTCCAGATGCGCCTCGCGCGCATCAATGCCGCCATCCACAGTGGCGAGCGCACCATCACGACAGAGGATGGCGCCTCGGTCACCTATCGCAGCCTGGATGAGATGAAGGCCGCGCGCCGGGATCTGCACACGCAGATCGCGGCCGTGGCCGGAACCGGCCAGCCGCGCGCCCTGGTGGCGCGCTTTCGCTTCGCCGGCCTGCGGGACCGCTGATCATGCAGCGCCGTACCGTGCCCCGCAGGGCCTCCCCCACGCTGGTCGATCGTGTTGTCGGCTATTTCTCGCCCGCGCAGGGCGTGCGCCGCCAGGTCGCCCGGGAAATGCTGGTGCGCGCCTACGAGGGCGCCAGCCGCGCCGATGGCTGGCGCGTCAAGCGCTCGGGGGCCAGCCCCACGGCAGACCACGCCGCCGATGCGCGCGAACTGCGCATGCGTGCGCGCTCACTTGCCCAGAACGTGCCGAACATCGTGCGCGCCATCAATGCCGTGCTCGCCATGCGCGTGGGCCAGGGCATCGTGCCTGTTTGGGCCGACGAGGGCCTGGCCAAGCGCTGGCGCGAATGGGTGCCCCATGCCGACTACGACGGCCTGCTGGACTTCTACGGCCTGCAGTACAAGGCCGAGCGCACGCGCGACGTGGACGGCGCCGTGCTCATCCGCAAGCACATCCAGCGCATGGGCTCGACGGTGCCGCTCAAGCTGCAGCTGCTGGAGATCGATTTCCTGGACGTGGAGCGCAACGGCGTGCTCGTCGGCGGTCGCGAGATCATCCGGGGCATCGAGTACGACAAGCGCGGCCAGCGCCTGGCCTACTACCTGTTCGACCGCCACCCCGGTGATGCCGGCATGTGGACCCTGGGCCGCAGCGGCACCAGCCAGCGTGTGCCGGCCGATGAAATCATCCACTTCTTCGACGCCGAGCGCGCTGGCCAGCAGGACGGCATCACGCGCCTGGCGCCCATCATCGCCAAGGTGCGCGACCTGCACACCTATGGTGACTCCGAGCTGCAGCGCAAGCAGCTGGAATCGCGCATGGGGGTGCTGGCCGAGATGGAAGGGGCCGGAGGCATGCTGCCGCCGCTGCCCGAGGAGGCCGGGGGGCAAAAGCCCGGCCTGATGGACCTGGGCGACCTCGCTGGCGGCGGCATCGTGGGCCTGCCGCCGGGCATGACCAATCCCACCTTCATCGAACCGAAGGCCGTGCCCGGCTTTGGCGACTACATGAAGGGAGGGTGGAAGGAGGTGGCCGCCGGCTACCGCTGTCCCTACGAGCTGATGACGGGCGACCTGACCGAGGTGAATTTCAGCACCTCGCGCATGAGCATGAACCAGTTCCGGGCCGAGGTCGAATCCGAGCAGTGGCGCGTCACCGTGCCGCGCCTGTGCGCGCCCATTGCGCGGTGGTTCGTGGCGGCCGTGGATCTGGTTGCCACGGTGCCGGTCGATGTGGCTGCGCCGGACTGGAGCACGCCCCGCTGGGCCAGCCCGAACCCCGTGCAGGACGTGGCCAGCGACCTGAGTGCCGTCAAGGGCGGCATGCAGAGCATCAGCGAGGTGATCCGGCGCCGGGGCTATGACCCTGAGGCCGTTTTCAGCGAGCTTGAGGGCGACCTGGTGCAGCTGCGTGATCGCGGCATCCTGCCCCTGCTGGCTGCGCTGTGGGGCGCGCAGAACCCCATTGACTTAGTGGCCCAGATGGAGGGGCAGGGGCAGAAGTGAAATCGTCTCAGTTTTCCGGGATTTGAGACAGTCAAACCGGAAAACTGAGCGCCATGCCACAAGCCAACGCCCAATCTTCCGCGCCCCAGATCCACGATTTGCCGGTGCAGACGCGCGCCGCAAGCCTGGTTCCCGACACCTACAACGACGCCGACAGCACGGTCGAGGTGGTCTGGACCACGGGCGCCATGGTGCGCCGCTACGACTGGTGGAACGATCGTCCCTACGACGAGGACCTGCAGATCACCCCCGAAGCCGTGGACATGGCCCGTTTTGACGCCGGCACTGTCCAGGTGCTGGACGGTCACCGCGCCTATGGCGGCGTGGCTGCCATCCTCGGCATTGCCGAGCGCGGCTGGATCGAAGGTGGTGAAGGCCGGGCCGTGATCCGGCTGAGCCAGCGTCCCGAGCTGGCCGGCATCGTGGCCGACATCCGCGCCGGAATCATCCGTGCCATCAGCTTCGGCTACAGCGTCCAGCGCTACGAAATCACCCGCGCCCAGGACCGCACGGACGGCATCAACGTCGATCTCTACCGCGCAGTCGCCTGGACCCCGCAGGAAATCTCTTTCGTCACTGTGCCCGCCGACCCCAACGCCGGCACGCGCAGCGCACCCACTTCCCAGGCCCTGTCCGGTGCAGCGCCCCAGGGCGGCATGCCGTGCGAGTTCTTCCAACGGGCAGCCGCCCAACCCACCACCCAGGAGCACCAACGTATGCCCCAAGCAAACCAAGCCGGTGAAGGCGGCCAGACCGCCAACACCACCCCAGGCGCCGCGCCCGCCAACGTCTCTCAGGTCCCGCAGAACCGCCAGACCGAGGGCGCGCCGCAGCCCGCGCCTGCTGGCGCGTTCGATGGCCAGCGGGCCGCCGACATCGTTGCGCTGTGCCAGCGCCACAACCTGGCCGATCTGCAGGCCGAGCTGCTGCGCAACCAGTCCACCATGGACCAGGCCCGCGCCGCCGTGCTGACCGCGCTGGACCAGCGCAGCCAGGAGCAGGCCACTGGCCCCACGACCTCCATTCGCACCGTAGGCGATGAGCACGAGAACCGCATGCGCGGCATCGAAAACGCGCTCATGCACCGCCTGAACCCCGGCGCCCAGCTGGATGACAACGGCCGCCAGTACCGCGCCATGACCATGGTGGAGATGGCGCGCGAGGTGGTCGAGGGCTTGGGCCACAGGACACGCGGCATGAGCCGTGCCGAGATCGTCAACGTGGCGCTGCGCGTGCGCTCCGGCATGTTGGGCACGGGCGACTTCCCTGCGCTGCTCGGTGGCGTGGGCCAGCGCGTGCTGCGTGCTGCCTATGACGAGGCGCCCAGCACCTACCAACTGTGGGCGCGCCGCGCCTCCAACCTGCCGGACTTCCGTATCCGCCAGGCCATCGGCGTGGGCGGTGATGTCGAGCTCAAGAAGCTCAACGAGCACGGCGAGTACACCTACGGCAGCCTGTCCGAAGATGTCACGGGCTACCGCGCCTTCACCTTCGGCCGCTCGCTGGCAATCACCCGCCAGATGATCGTCAATGACGATCTGGACTCGCTGACACGCACAGGGACCAAATTTGCCGCCGCAGCGCGGAGCCTCGAAAACCGTCTGGTCTATGCACAGATCCTGGGTAACCCGGTCATGTCGGATGGGGAGCCTCTGTTCGGTGCCGAGCACAAGAACCTGCTGACCGGCACAGGCTCCAAGTTCTCGCTGGAAGCGCTGTCCAGCCTTCGCACGCTGATGCGCAAGCAAAAGGGCCGGGACGAGGAGACGCTGAACATCGCTCCGGCCTATCTGCTGGTCCCCTCCGACCTGGAAACCCTGGCCTACCAGTACACCAGCCCCAACTACCAGCCCACCAAGTCCGGCGACATCAACGAGTTCCGTACAGGCGGCCGCACTGCGCTGGAGCCCATCGTGGAACCGCTGCTGGATGACGTGTCTACCACCGCGTTCTACCTGGCGGCCCGCGCCGGCCAGATCGACACCGTCGAGTACGCCTACGTGGACGGCTACGAGGGTCTGCGCACCGAGACCTTTTCCAGCGAAGACGTGGACGGCGTGAAGCTGCGCGCCAGCCTGGACTTTGCGGCCAAGAGCCTGGACTGGCACGGCCTGGCCAAGAGCAACGGCGCCTGAACGCGCCGCCATCCACACACACGCTTTCAGGAGTGCAACCCATGAAAAACTACCAACAGCGCGGCCACGTCATCGAGGTCCCGGCAGCTGCCGCCGCAGTGGCAGCAGGCCAGCCCGTGGCCATCGGTGCCATCCTTGCCGTGGCCAATAGCCCGGCCCAGGTCGGCGAGTCCTACAACGCCGAGCGCGTGGGCGTATTTGTCCTGCCCAAGGCGGCAGGCACCGCGTGGACGCAGGGCCAGCCCCTGCGCTGGGATGTCGAAACCGGCGCATTCGCAGTGGGCGGCGCGGCCACGGCCGGCGACGTGACGGGGGCGGCGTTCGCCTTCGAGGCGGCCGACAGCGCGTCCACGCAGGGCGCCGTCTGCCTGCCCGGCGTCATCGGCACGGTCGCGGGCTGAGCGGAGCGGGCACTGGCATGACATCCCTCCTCGTCCCAGGCGCTGAGCGGGCAGGGCGCGTGCGCTCGGCCCAGCAGCGGCACCACGCCAATGCGGTGGCTGTCTGGCAGGGCGGCGAGCCCTTCGGCGTCATCCTGCGGCGCGGCCCGCGCGAGGCCCTGGGCATGGTGGGCGCCTATGTCCTGGCCTGCCGGCTGCCCGCAGACATGGTGCCGGGCATCGCCCAGGACGAGCCCATCGAGATCGACCAGGTCACCTACAGGATCGCCGAGCCGCCCCAGCCCGACGAGTCCGGCTGGCTGCTGCTGCAGCTGGAGGTGGCCTGACATGGCGCAGCACATGCAACAGCAGATCATGGCCGCCTGGCGGGTGGATCTTGTGCTCGCGGCCACCCTGGCTGGCGACAAGGTCCGCGTCGAAGGTCGCAACGCATACCCGGTAAGTGCCCTGCCAGCCATTGATATCAGCGCGGCAGACGAGGGCATCGAACTCCTCTCGGGCGGGCGCGGTGGCCTGGCCACGCTGCACCGGGAATTCCTGGTCGATGTCACCAGCATCGCCACAGGCGACCAGGCGCGCGAGCAGGCCATGGAGCTGCATGCGCAGATCGAGGAGCGCATGGGGCCTGCTGCGGACGGCGTGCTGGGCGGCCTACTGATCGCCCCACCGCGTCTGCGCGGCATCCGTGGGCAGTGGGACGACGCCGCTACCCAACCCATCTACATCGTGCGCGGCATGTGGCTGTGCCGATACCTCACCGCCGAGGGCGCCCCGCGCGGCCCGGCATCCCATCCTTGAAAGGAAACGACCATGGCAATCCAAAACGTTCGTACCTCGGCCGGCAGCAAGCTGCTGATCTGCGCCGCCCGGCCAGCATCCTACGATGCGGCCGGCTTCCAGGCCCTGGCCTTCAAAGAGATCGCAGAGATCACCGACCTGGCCGAACTGGGCCGGGAATACAACCAGGCCACGCATTCGCCCCTGGCAACCCGCCGCATCGTCAAGCGCAAAGGCAGCTTCAATGATGGCAGCCTGTCCGTGCCCATGGCCCGCGACATGAACGACGAGGGCCAGGTTCTGCTGAAGGCCGCCTCCATGTCCGACGACAGCTACAGCTACTGCATCCGCCTGCAGGACGGTTCGAGCCATTACTTCACGGCGCAGTGCATGAGCTTCAAGCTCAACGTGGGCAGCGTCGATTCCATCACGGCGCACACGGCACAGCTGGAAATCGACAACGACATCATCGAAGTCCCCGCCATCTCGTTCACCCTCGCCTACACGGCCGGCGCCAATGGCTCCATCGTGGGCGTCGCAAGCCAGACCGTGCTGCAGGGCGCCACGGGCAAGCCTGTGTTCGCGCAGGCCGCCGCCGGCTTCGACTTCGAGAAGTGGAGCGACGACAGCACGGAGAACCCGCGCTCCGATGCCAACGTGCTCGCCAATCTGGCGGTGCAGGCCACCTTCATCCCCGAGTAATTCGCCGCTGCCATGCCCGGCTGCGGCCGGGTGGCATGCCCCTCAGTCTCTCTTTCATCGCCACCACCATGCTCAAGCTTTCTCAACTCCGCGTTGCCGACACCGCTGCCCTGCATCTGAAGGATGCCTCTGGCGAACTCCTGTACTTCAAGGACCCCGCTCAAGGTGATGCGGCTGTGGATCAGCCCGTGCTGATCCATGTGTACGGACCTGGCTCGGAGCCCTACCGCAAGGCCCAGCTGGGCGCCCAGCGCCGCGTCATGGCGCTGGTCAAGAAAAACCGCCGCGCGCTGGAGGAGCGCACTGCCGACACCGCAGCGCTGCTGGCGGACATCACGCATTCCGTTGAAGGCCTGGACCTGGAGGGCCGTCCCGTGCGCGAGGGCATGCAGGCCCTATACGCGGACCCTGCAGCCGGCTGGGTGGCTGACCAGGTCAACGCCTTCGCGGCGGACTGGGCAAATTTTTCCAAGAGTGCGCCGAAGGACTGAGCCTCTACGTGCGCACATGGGCGTGGCTCAACGCCCCGCTCAAGCCCAAGAACGGAAAAAAGACCCAGCAGCAAGATGACGAACCCAGGATCACACGCATCGAGGAATTCAAGGCAGAAGGCCGTGAGCCTGACATGCCCGACCCTGGGCCGGCCGGCTATCTCCTTGAAGTGTTCTTCGACCTGGGGCCATCGCTGCAATCGCCCATGGGCGAAACGCCCATCGGCTACGAGCAGCTGGTGGCGTGGCAGTCCATTCATGGCGTGCAGCTCACGCCCTGGGAGGGCAAAACGCTCTGCGACCTGTCCATCGCATGGCTGGTCGCCAAGGACGCTGCCAAGGACCCTGGCGCCCCTCGGCCAGGCAGTGTCGATGAGTCACCTGAGCAAGCCGAGGAGCGGCGCGAGCGTGTGTCCAGCGGTCTGGGCGACATGCTGCGCTCGTTCCGGCGTGCGCCGAAGTGACCTGCAGGGGGCTGCATGATCGGCTCCGGCAACATCAATTACCTGCGGTTCCTGATCACGGGCGACAGCTCGCAGCTGCAGGCCGAGGTCGAGAAGTCCAAGCGCACCGTCACGGGCATGGTCGATGGCATGGCCGGCTCGCTGGGGCGCCTGGGCACGATCCTCGGCGGCGTGTTTGCTGGCGTGTCGGTCACGGCGTTCGTCGGCAAGCTGGTATCGGTGCAGCGCGAATTCGACGTGCTCAACAGCTCGCTGGTCACGGTCACGGGCAGTGCCCAGGCCGCTGGCCGGGAAATGGCATGGATCAAGACCTTTGCCAAGGACACGCCCTATGGGCTGGCCCAGGCCACCGAGGCTTTCGTGAAGATGAAGGCCTTGGGCCTTGATCCCACCCAGGCCAAGCTCACCAGCTTCGGCAATACGGCCGCTGGCATGGGCAAGAGCCTCATGCAGATGATCGAGGCCGTGGCGGATGCGGCCACGGGCGAATTCGAGCGCCTGAAGGAATTTGGCATCAAGGCGTCCAAGCAGGGCGACATGGTGGCGTTCACGTTCCAGGGTGTCACGACCCGGGTGAAGAACTCGGCCAAGGACATCACCGACTACCTGGAAAACATTGGCAATACCGCCTTCGGCGGTGCCATGGAGCAGCGTGCCAAGACCCTGGACGGCGCCATTGCTGCCCTGGGTGACTCCTGGGACGAACTGTTCCGCACGATCAACGAGAGCACGGGGTTCTCCGAGAAGGCCGCCGGCGGCGTGCGCCTGGTCACAGACGCCATCGATGGGCTGGGCAAGATGGTCGAGAACCACCAGGGCGTGGTGATGACCTTCCTGGGTGCTGCTGGCGGCGCAGCCGCAGCGGCGGGCCTGGTAGCTGTGGGTGGGGCCATCGGCGTGGTCAAGGGCGCCATCGTCACGCTGGCGGCTGTGCTGGCCGCGAATCCGGTGACGCTTGCGCTGCTGGGTGTTGGCGTGGTGGCTGGTGCCGGCGTGGCGGCGGTCAGCATGTACGCCAAGACGGCTGCGGGCATCGAGGACGCGATTGCCACCTTGCGCGTCGAGAACGAGCGTTCCGAGGCTGCCATGGCGCGCGCCGTGGCGGGTGGCCGCACGGCTGGCGCGGACAACATCGCCAAGACCATTGAGGCACGCAAGGACCAGATTGCCAAGCTGCGGGCCGAGCTGGACATGCTCAACGCCAGCAGCAAGGGCGCTGGCGGCGGGCGTGGGTCCATCAATCCGCCCACCGCTGCAGAGGCTGCCGCGAAAAAGGCCCAGGAGGATGCGGACGCGGAGCAGGCTCTGCTGGAGATCCGCCAGAAGCTCTACGGCGTCAACAAGGACTACCTGCCGCAGCTGCAAAAACTCAACGAGCTGCGCCAGGACGGCCGCATCACAGAGGCGACATATGTGGACCTGGTCAGCAAGCTGGCCAAGGAAAACTACAAGGAGGACGAATCGTCCAAGGCCCGTGCCAGCTCGGCCAAGCAGCTGCACACGGCCTATGGCAACCTGGTCGATTCCATCGAGGAAAAGATTGCCGCCCAGCGCCTGGAGATCTCCGGCGGCGAGAAGCTGGGCGAGGCCGACAAGCTGCGCATCAAGTATTCGCAGGATCTGCTGGGCTCGCTCAAGGGGCTCAATGCGGGAGAGCGCGCCAACATCGAAGCCAAGCTCAAGACCCTCAAGACGCTGGAGAAGGAAAACGAGGCCAGGCAGAAGGCCCTGAAGCTGGCCGAGGAGGAACGCAAGTACCGCCAGGAGTGGATGACCACCCAGGGCAAGACAGTCGAGGAGCTGACGGCCAGCAACCAGGCGCTGCGCGATGAGATCGAGCTGATCGGCCTCAGCGCCGAGCAGCAGCGCGTGGTCATCGAGCAGCGACAGATGGCCATCATCCTGAGCAAGGAGCAGCAGTTGGCCGAGATGGAGCGCGCCGCCGCGCTCACCGGCACCATGACCATGGAGCACGCGCTGCTTCAGCAGGAAATCGAGCTGCTGCGCGAGCGCCTGGGCCTGACCTCTGTGAAGGCCTCACGCGAAGCCTCGGCAGAAGCTGCCAAGGCCAGCACCTCGGAGTGGCAGAAGGGTGTGGACCAGATCGGGCAGAGCCTGGCTGACCAGTTGATGCAGGGCGGTCAATCATTCGGTCAATACCTGAAGAATCTGGCGCGCACGCTGGTGTTCAAGCCGTTGATCCAGGCCACGGTCCAGATCGCTGGCGGTGCCCTGGGCAGTTTGTTTGGCGCACCCGCTGCTGCTGGCCAGAGTGGTGGTGCAGGCATGGGCATGCTCAACAACCTCGGCGCGCTGGGTGCAGGTGCCCAGGCAATGTGGGGCTTCCTGCCGGGCGCCTCGGCTGCCAGCCTTGCTGGTGCCAATGCCGTTGGCATGGTTGGCGGTGATGCCCTCGGTGCCTTGATCGCAGGCAATGGCAGCTGGGCCGGTGTCGGCAGCAGCTTCGGCTCGCTGATGTCTGGCATCGGCGCTGCGATGCCCTGGATTGCGGGTGCCATCGCCATTTTCTCGCTGCTCAAGGGCGGATTATTTGGTTCGCGCGGTGCCAACCACGTTGGCGCGGCCTACAGCACAACGGGCGCGGGCAATGACAAGGCCGCCGAGATGCTGTTCGATCGTGCGGGCGGTGACTGGTATGACGACCTGACCAAGCGCCATAACGCTGATCTTGAGAAGCAACTTGGCAAGACCGTGGATTCGCTGTCCGATGTCTACAAGCGTCTCGCGCGATATGCCGGTGACAGCGCCAAGCAGATCGATATCGTCGCGGGCTTTGCGTCGAATCCCAAGTACGACGACGAGGATTCCTACGGCTACTTCAAGCTGATCGACAAGGTGACCGGCGAGGTCCTGAGCAGCTACACCAAGCGCGATGGCGCGCTTGGCACGGACCCCACCAAGGCCTATGCCCAGTTCATTGCGGACATGGGCGGTGCCCTGATCGAGCAGTTGAAAAAGGCTGATATCCCCAGCTGGATGCGCAATGTCTTCGATGACATGGGCGAAGACATCACGCTGGAGAGCTTCAACGCTGCTATGCAGACCGTGGAGCTGACGGGCGCGGCCATTGAGGGCTGGACCCGCAACATCACCAATTTCGGCAAGCTGGGTGACGAAGCCATTGCCAAGCTCATCAAGAGCGCGGGCGGCATCCAGGACCTGATCGCGGGCATGGATGCGTTCTACACCAGCTTCTACAGTGAGCGCGAGCGCATCGAGAACGCGGCCAAGGCCGTGGACAAGGCGCTGAAGGATCTCAAGATCGACATCGATCCCCGCATGGGCCAGGACGCCAAGGCCAAGTTTCGCAAGCTCATCGAGGACGCCATGGCGGCCGGCGACGTGGAGCTTCTGGCCAAGCTCATCCCGCTGGCCAAGGAATTCGGCGCCGTGGCCGATGCTGCCGGCCAGGTGCTGGACACGCTCAAGAACGACCGCCGGCAGCTGGAAGCCGAGTACCTGCGCGCCACGGGCCAGACCGACAAGTACCGCGAGGCCCTGCGCCGCCTGGCGACCGAGGGCATGAGCGAAGCTGAGCGCGCCGCCTGGGACTACAACCAGGCGCTGCGCGAAGAAATCGCGCGCCTGGACCAGCGCACGGATCTGGAGCGCAAGCTGCTGGAACTGCAGGGCAACACGGCCGAGCTGCGCCGCCGCGAGCTGGCTGCCCTGGACCCGAGCAATCGCGCCCTGCAGGAACGCATCTGGGCCATCGAGGACGAGAAGGCCGCCCAGGCCGCTGCATATGACCTGTTCCGCCGCGCTGTGGACCGTGACCGGGAAGCGCTGCAGCAGCGCGTTTCTGTGGTGCAGGAGACCATCAATGCCATTGCCTCATCGGTTGGCGTGCTCAAGAGTGCAGCCGAGGAGCTTTACGGCACCGTCGATTCCACGGCGCAGCTCGCTGCCGCCCGGGGCATGGTCTACATCGAGCAGGCTCTGGATGGCGTGAGGTCGGGGCGTAAGCTTTCCGAATACACCGACATCGGCGGGGCCGTGCAGGCAGCCCGGGCCGGTCTCGCATCCGGCGTCTACGCCACCGACTTTGAGCGCCGCCGCGATGCCCTGGTGTGGGCTGGCAAGTTCTCTGAGCTGGGAGAGCTCGGCGAGTCTCAGCTGAGTATCGAGGAGCGATCCCTCAAGGCCCTGCAGGCGCAGATTGAGGGATTGGACACGCTGAACAAGCGAGCGGAAGAACTTGTGAACGGCACGGTGGAGCTTACCGACACCGTGCAGGCGTATTTTGAGCGCTTGATTGCGGGGCTTTTCAAATCCGATGACTCAACCAAGCCCGGCGGCGGGAAAGGTGGTGGTGTTGTGCCCAGTTGGGGCAGCGGTGGCGGTGGATTTGCAACGGTCGATTCAAAGTACAAGAAGCCTACCGCAATTCTCTCGGGCGGCACGGTTCTTTACGAGAACGCAAATTCGGAGCAGGAAAAAAAGCTGGATGGACTATCCGGTATTTTTCATTCCTATGACGGAACTGGAGACTTTGTAGGTCTTTCCAATGCAATCCGCAATGCTGGTGGGACTGCTAGTGATCTCGCATTTTTATATGGCTTCAGTGAGAGCGACGTTCTTGCAGCAATGGATAGGAACGGGATTCCTCGATTCGAAGACGGCGGTTTGCATGCCGGTGGCTTACGTCTTGTGGGTGAACGTGGGTGGGAGATTGAAGCAACCGGTCCGGCGCGTTACTGGAATCAAGAGCAGCTTGGAAGGGTCATGGCTGGCAGTGACGCTGGCGTTGATTATGGGTTGTTTGCGGCGTCCATTGACAGGCTTGAGCGGAGACTGGAGCGTCTGGAAATGCAGATGGCAAGGACTGCAAACAATACTGCAAAACTACCTGAATTCGCCGAACAGTTTGACAGCGTGACAGGTGGAGGTCAGATTATGCGCACTGGTGGAGTGATCAAACAATGAATATCCTTTTGCCAAAAACAATAACGTCTAGCATGTTTGGTGCTGGAACAACGATTCCAGATGTTGATGCAGAAGTGGGGGAGATTGCGTGGGTTTCAGGTACTGATTATGTGGTCAAGGATCGTCGGGTCTGGAACGGATATACCTATGAATGTGTTAAGACTATTTCGGGGACGCCGGTTAATACTGTTGAGCCTGGAAGTGCGGCGGCGGCTGGATATTGGGAGAAGGATGAAAATGCGCCGAGTAATAGGATGGCGCCTTTTGATAAATATCTATTTACACGAGCAAAGCGTAAGGGCTCGTTCACATTTGCGCTCAAGCCAGGATTCATCAACGGTGTGGCCATATATGGTGTAGAGGCCGATTTTTTAAAGGTGAAGGTGCGCGCTGGTGGTGTGGATCTTTTGCCGCCTATAGACGTTGATCTTTGGCAGCAAGCATTCGGTGAGTGGGAGTATCTCTTCGGCGAGTTGCAGCGAGGAACCTACTACACCCTAAAGAACCTTCCAATTCACCCGGATATAGAAGTGGAGATTACCGTAGGACGCAATGATCCTAATGTAGAGGCGGCTGTTGGATATATCAGTGTTGGCAACTGGAAACGACTTCTATTTCCAGGGGTGGATAAAATGGGGGCTGCTCTATACGGTGTGGAAGCGAGTACCAGAGATTATTCTTATGTTGAAGATAAAAAAGACGGAACTTATTTGGAGGTGTCAGGAAGATTAGCCACAAACTTTAATCTATCTTGTGTGATTGATGCAGTTCAGGCGCCCGAAGCTAAATCATTGTTGGATCAGATTCTGGGAAAAGCAGTTGCGGTTGAAGTGAGTGATTTGCCCCGTTATGGGCATCTTGCGACAGTGGGAAAAGTGACGGGGACAGTTCGTTCCACTGAATGGAATGAGGCGCAGGTTGATTTGCAGATAAAGGGGAATGTGTGAACGAAATTTATATACCTGATATTCCGGCAGCACCGGCTGTTCCGCCATATCCCGCGCTGGGGGCGCCAAATTTCAATCAGATGGCATACGCGGTAGGTGTCGGTATGCCTAGCGTCGTCTCAGGAATCAACGCCATTGCTGCGGCCGCTCGCGAATGCGCCCTGGCGTCGCGTGCATATGCCCTGTCGGGGGACGGTTCCCGGCAGCAGGCTGAGACAGCTGCAGCCACGGCGACAACGAAAGCGGGCGAGGCACAAGGCAGCGCTTTGGCAGCGTCGGGCTCAGCGTCTGCAGCATCCGGCTCAGCCGCCGCAGCAGCTGGAAGCGCGAACGCTGCCGCGACACAAGCAGGCATCGCCGCGACGCAAGCGGGACTGTCGAACTCCGCTCGTGTTGCATCTGAGTCCGCACGAGATGCGAGCGTTGTTGCCCGCGACGCATCCAAGGCCTACCGCGACCAAGCTGAAGTATTCGCGTCTGCTCAGCTACAGGGCAGCAGCACAACCAGCGTCACACCTGGCGCCGGCGCGAAGACCTTCGGCATGGAAGCATCGCGCTCGTTTGTGGCGGGCATGTACCTTGTGGCCACGTCCGCAAGCGACCCTGGTACACGGATGAGCGGCTACGTCCAGAGCTACAACCCAGGCACCGGCGCTCTAGTCATTGGAGTTGACACGTTCGCGGGGACTGCAGCAAAAGCGGACTGGGTGATCGGGGTGGCTGCGCCAGGTGCTTCAGCCTGGATGACAACGCAAGTCATCACTGCATCTGCGGTCGCTGTGCCGGGGGTGTTCTACGTTCTGGCGGCTGCCGGAATCACGCTGACGGTGCCAAACAATTTCGCTGCAGGCCAGGCCTTTGGTTTTGGGATGTCGCGCAGCATCTGGGCCGCAAACATCGACTGGCAGTCAAACAAGCTCAAGGGCCGCAGTCCTGGCGTGATGCAACTGCTGTCCCAAAACGATTCAGCGGTATGCCGCTGGGTCAATGCAACGGATGGATTTATGGAGGCAGCATGAGCTTTTATTCGGATTACTTTGGCGGTGGTGGCGGGGGAAAACTGCGCTACCAAGAGTTCTTGGCGTCTGGGACGTTTACCCCTCCTGCCGCACTTTTGGCGAGTGGCGGCCAGGGCTGGGTCTTGCTGGTCGGTGGTGGTGGCGGTGGCGGTTGCTCGCGGGGCGGCGGCGGCGGTGGTGTCTTGACATTGCCGATGACGTTTACCGGGCCTGTTGTAGTCACTATCGGTGCGGGTGGTGCTGGCGGGACTGCATCGGGCGTTGGCAACGGCACTGCGGGTGGAGCCACGGCGGTTGGATCTGCGTCTGTGCCCGGTGGCGGGTATGGCTCTGGCGGTTTGTCTGGATACCAGCGAGGTGGCAACGGGGGGGCAGGCGGCGGTGGCAGCGGGGCAAGTACGGGAGGCGGTGGTGGTGGTGCCGGTGGCCCCGGCAACAACAGTGTCAATGGAGGAGCCAGCTCGGCACGTGGCGGTGAGGGCATCTGGGGCGGCGGTGGGGGCGCCGGGGGCTCCGGCAGTGGTGGCGTTGGTGGTTTGGGCATCAACGGCTATGGCGGGGGTGGGGGAGGAGGTGGGGATTCAGCCACCAACGGTCCCGGACTGGGTATGTCTGGCGGCGGTAGTGGCGGCGCCGAAGGCAACCCTGGCGCGCCTGGTAGCGGTGGTGCGGCAAATCGTGGTGGTGGCGGTGGTGGTGGCGCTTACAACGCCGTTGGCGGCGCCGGTGGCTCTGGCTTTGTGAGGATCTGGTGGTACGAATGATCAAAAACTACGCACTCATCAAAAGCGGCTGCGTCGAGCAAGTCATCGTTGCTGACGCAGATTTTGCGGACGCGGTCCGCGCGCAGTGGGACCACGTAGAGCCGGCGCCCGAAGGTGTCGGGATTGGCTGGTCATGGGATGGCCAAGCATTCGCAGCGCCCGCTGTGCCCGAACCTGGGCCGCAGCATATGCCCGTGCGTCACATCAGCGTGGGAGCATTTTTTGACAGGTTCGGCCCCGGTAAATGGCAGATCCTGGCCGATGGAAGTGACCAATGCAAGGCGGTGATCCAGGACGCGAGCGTGCGCAAGTACATCGACCTGGACAACGCTGATCTTCCGGCAGGGCTGGCCATCCTGCAGGCTGCAGGTCATGCGATTGACCCGGCCGCCATCCTTGACGCCCCGATCCAGCCGAGCGAACTGCCCTGAGGTGCCTATGCAAGACGACTACGGCAACGCTATCAGCGTGAACACAGCGCGCACCATCAATGCGCGGCTAGACGAGGGTGACGCTCGCATGACGCGCATCGAAGCGGATCTGCGTGCAAACACAGAGGCCACTGAAAAAGTGCGTGTGAATACGGCTGAAATGGTGGAGTTTTTTGCGGCGGCACAAGGGGCCTTCAAAGTGCTCAACTGGATCGGCAAGGCGGCAAAACCCATCACCTACATCGTGATGCTGGGCACGGCCGGCATCGCGTTCTGGAAGGCTTTGATGGTCGGCGGAGGTGGGCGATGAAAGAGGCCCTGCGCAATCGACTGCTGGCTACGGCCGCTGCCCTGGCTGTCACCGCTGCCGGCGGCTATGTCGTGACCCAGGACGCCGGACCCAGCCCTGCTGTGACGCTGGCCCGTGAGATCGGGCTGCATTACGAGAGCAGCGGCCGGCACATCGGCACGCCCTATATCGACCGCCTGGGCAAGGGACAGCCGCTGACCGTCTGCGCGGGCGTGACTGGCCCTGAGGTGGTGGCAGGGCGCTACTACACGCCCGAGGACTGCGAGCGCCTGGAGCGACCCAAATACCACGAGGCCGAGCGCCAGGCGCGTCGCGCGCTGCGGCACTGGGACACCTACAACGTGTGGGTGCAGGCCAGCTTTATCGACATGGCCTACAACGTGCCATCAGCGCTGGCACCTGACACAACGGTCATGCGAATGGCCAACGCAGGGCAGCTGGATGCTGCATGCGAGCAGATGCCGCGATGGGTCTACGGGACGGTCAACGGTGTGCCAACACGCCTGCCAGGCCTTGTTGATCGCCGCGACGCCACGCGGGAGCTGTGCGCGCAGTGGGGTAGGGATGGGCATTTCAGTGCTGGCTTGTTGGCGAGGGCTTCGCAATGATCAGCCCACTCTCAACTTATTTAGCTGCGAGCACTGCGTCGCTTGCGATTGGTGCCGGCGGTGCCTGGTGGGCTCAGGGCCAGCGCTACGGCCTGCAGCTGGAGCAGCTGCGCCACCTACAGACCAGCACCGAATTGGCTAGCACAAAGCAGGCCGTGCGCGACATGGCCGGATTTCAGAAAGGAATGAACGATGCACTCGCCAATTTCCAGGCCGCTGGCCAGCGCAACGCCGCGGCTCAGCAGGATCTCGACCGCAGCTTGCGCGATTTGCGCACTGCTACTGCAGGCATGCGGGGCGACTTTGCCGGCCTCCCCGAGCGCATCGCTGGAGCTGCCCAGCCCGCCCTCGCTAAGTACGCCTCAACCTGCACAGCCGTACTCCAAGAGCTGGCAGAGCGAGGTGGACGGATGGCAGAGCGCGGTGCAGACATCGCGCGAGCGGCTGATGGCCACGCCGCTGATGCCGCGCTGATGCGGGATGCGTGGCCGAAGGTCTCACGCTGACAGGTGTGTGTTCCTGCTGCACGTGTAGTAGTGGCCGAGCTGCCGCCCGCCCATAAGGCACAATCGGCTAAGTGCGGCCTTTAAATGTACTCTCTCAGGCGGCGGCTTTGGCTCAGCCAAGAGTAGCTGCTCACCAATGAGGCACAACCGGCGAAGAGGCAGCCATTCGATGATTACGTTACTGAGGCGGATTCACCTAATCATCCAAGACGTGAACTTTTCATGCAGGAAAACCTGAGCACGAGCCAATAAAGTGCAAATAGCACTTCATCATCGACGGCAATTTTGAAGGAAAGCTGATGAATTATGGGATTTTCGGTGGCGCTTCTCGCCCCCAGGCACTGGTGAGGCACAAAATATTCGTGAGCTATCACCACAAGGGGGACCAAGACTACTACGATAGTTTTACAAAAGCATTTCACGATACCTACAACGTGGTCTACGACAACTCCCTTGAACGCAGCATCGATAGCGATAACGTCGATTACGTGATGCGGCGTATTCGGGAAAACCACATCACAGGTACCTCTTGTACGATCATTCTTGTTGGGGCGGAAAGCCCGACGCGGAAGTACATCGATTGGGAAATTTCGGCGACACTTGAAAAAAAACACGCGCTTATTGGCGTACAGTTGCCCACTGCTAGATTAACCCCTGATAATCAGCGTGTCTTTGTCCCTGGTCGGCTCTTTGATAATGTAAAATCCGGCTTCGCGTTATGGCTTACGTGGGGGCAAATCACAGCTAACACAACCAAGCTTGGTGAGTACATTGCAGAGGCAAAGAGCCGAAGTGCTTCAAAAATCGATAACACTAGGCCACGCCGTCTTCGTAACGGATGAGCGCATATGACTGACTCAACCCGCCCGTTTCTAGTAGTGTACGTCGTATGGCACCCGGCTTTTTCGGACGGCCTTGCCATCGCCGAAATCCTTCGGCAACATTTTCGCAGAAAGCTGTACGAAAATATCGCAGGCGGGACTGGGCTAAGCGTCATATACAGATATGTTTTGGCGCCGGAATCTACCCAGCCTCTCCCAATTGACCTCGCGGACGCGGACACTTCTGCCATTGTAGTACTCGTGGACAACAACCTCGTCGGCGATACGGCCTGGACGGCCTACGTCCAAGAACTCTGCCGTCGCACTGAGGCGGCGGGCTTAGGAACGAGGGTCTTCCCCGTAGAAATTGATGCCGGTGTGCTAGGGCGCCTAGGAACTAATGAGCAAGCTTTGCTTTGGGCGCGCTGGGAGGGTGAACTTGCCGAACGTGGTCGTCGATTGACTGCTGCATTGACATACGCATTTTGCCGTTTGCTACGCCACTATCTAGAACACCTCAAACGTCCCGAAGAGGAAGAGGAAGCGCTTGAAGCTTATTTAAAGAAAGTGCGAATATTCCTTAGTCATTCAAAACATGACCGGCATGGTGAAGATATTGCTAGAAACGTCCGAAGTAGGCTCCACAATACGCCAGGAATGGACAGCTTCTTCGATGTCTATGATATTCCGGCCGGTCTTCGTTTTCAGAAAATACTGATCCACAATGTTCGAGTGAGCGCGATGGTCGCCATTCACACTGATTCTTACTCGTCACGTGAATGGTGTCGCAAAGAGATTATTGAGGCAAAGCGCTGGCATGTGCCTCTGGTTGTAGCCAATAGTATTAGCGACATCGATGAGCGTGGCTTTCCCTATATGGGCAATGTCCCGGTGGTCCGGCTGGAGCCAGACGGTGCCGATCGCATAGACTTCGTAATTGCCCGGCTGCTCGACGAGGTTCTGAAAGACTTCCTGTGGCGTTGCCGTATTGCGCTTGAGCTATCCGACGAGAACCGCGATCCCTCAGTCATTTTCGTTCCTAGGCCCCCAGAACTCATATCGCTTGCGAGCCTGCCACCCGAGGCGGATGTACCGAATCCGGTGATTGTTTATCCGGATCCACCACTCAGTGCAGAGGAAGAGCGGCTATTTGCAGAGATATCACCTCGGGTTCAGCTACGTAGTCTGACGGAATGGAAAGCGGGGGCTGTGCGATGAGCTACCAAGAGATTCTAGGACAGAAGACCATAGCGATCTCTATCTCGGAGAGCCCAGAC